GGAGATAGGGCAAGTCATATATCTGTGGAGCGCCCGCAGACAACTGAAGCACTGCCTGAAACTGAACTACCCTCTGGCTCATCGTTGAGGCGTTAGGATCGGATACAGGGATGATATCCACCATGTCATAGTCGCTGCGCTTGGCCTTCCTGCTGCCAACTTCCGGCTCGTAGTCGTATTCTTCTGGAGTGTTGTCGCGGATAATTGCTGCAAGCAACTTAAACTCTTGCTTCATCGAATAGTGAATCCGCGCTTGTACGGCGCTCATCACCTTCAACATCCGCTCCAATATTGCCAACGTAGTCCCAACCGGGGACTGTGCCGACATATCACTTACTTTCAAATCACCTGTAGCTGCAAACCTCTGACCGTCCGCAACAATCTTATCCATCAGCGCAGCCAAGACTTGGCTAGGCTCCTTGTATGGCAGGGGCAGTATGTTGTCCCTAATCGCGCCACTCGGCAGGTCTACATCACGGAATTCGCCGGGAGAGATGGGAGTGTCGTCTCCTTTGATGCGAAGCCCACGCGCCTTTAACCCGCCGGGAAGGTTACTCAATGTGCCAGCATCTACTAGCTGACGAATAAGGGATGTGGCTGCTCGCGCATGTCCGCCGATCAGATGTATCAGTCCGAAGTAATAAAACCCAAATCCGGGGATGTATCCGTAATGCACGAAGTGCTGGCGACGGGCTTTAAGTTTGTCATCCTCAAGCCAATTACGCCGCACAGCTAGTATCGTGTTAGTGCCTTTCTCCATTGTTACTACATAAGGAAGAGCTATACCTGTAGCCTCCCCATCTTCGTCTTCATCCGCATAGCCATCCAGATCAAGGTCAACATGCATCTCCAACAATTGGAAACGGTTATCTACCGTGGCTGCAAACCCTTGATCCTTTGCCTTCTGCTTCTCCACCTCGTCCATAATTACAATAGGGTCACCAAGATCAACATCACGATAGAACCCCGCAACCTGCAACCGGCGTAACTCATTCTTGGTCTTTCGCATCCGGTGTGTTACGCGTTCTGCGCTTTCCAGATTAGCTGTGCCATAAGAAACAATGATGTCTTCCGCAGGGATGTAAACCGCTGTCTGCCGATCCATCGACGGGTCAAAGTAAATCTTCTTGAAGGCGTTGCCTGACAGACACAGACTTAACAGAAGCCGTTCATGTTCAGGTCTGTATTCCCGCATGACCTCAGTCAGTTCGTAGTTCATGTCGGCGGCAACTCGGACTGAGGCTTCGTTCTTCTCGATAGTCTCTTTACCGAGGATTACAGTCTTCACCGGGCCAGCCGCCGGGAATGTCTCCATGATTGTCTCAGATTGAAACTTAACTGCGCTCTCCATTAACAGCGGATGCGTAACTCCACAAGCTCCCTGCCAAGGTTCACTGCGCTCTTCATACTTCAAACCAAGGAGCTTCAACCCGTCTACATACGTGGTAAGCCATTCTTTACGTGAATTGATATCGTTGTCGTAGTCTTCCAGCAGTTCCCCTGCCAAGGTCGAAAGCTGGCCCTCGTCCATCTCTTCAGCTAGGTTGCTATCAAACTCAGACTCGCCACCCGGTTCTATCTCAATCTCCATCCCGCCAATTCCAATCTTCACGGACTCAGGGTCTTCAATCTCAATCTCAATATCCGGTTCACCCACGAGGGACTCAAGCCCTTGGGGAGCTTGATACAATGCTTTATCTATATTAGTAGCCATGTTTTTTCCTTAGTAATACCCCAAACCCTTACGAGATTTAAACCGCTTAACTGCTTCCGGCTCATCTGAGGGCGCTCTTATAAATCCACCTTGTCTGAAACGAAGAAGGGCTTGGCTTGTTGAATCGACCAAGTCATCGTTGTCACCATATGGAAACGCAGCCATCTCCTCAACTACCTCTTCAGCCCAACGGGTGTCTGGACACCAAACCAAGCCAGAGGCAAACATGTCAGATATAGCGTTTACACGGGCAATCTTATCCGAACCCTTGGTGGGCGTGTATTCAGAAACAGGTATCCCCATGCTCCGCATCTCGTAAATCAAGGGCGCTCCCGCTGCTTTCTTCTCCACAATCAAGGTGTCTGGGTTCCACTGCTTCCAAAACTCATACGCAGCCCGTTTCAAGTCTGGAAACTCAATGCGCTCCTTAAATGCATCCAAAAGAATCACATTAGCGATGTCTTTACCTTCGTTATTTGTCCGGTAGAAGATGCCCCATGTAGTGCAAGCACTGTAGTCAGCCCTGTTGTGCTTCTCAAATGCTGTGTCCCAAGACTGAATGATGTAATCGCACTTAGGCGCTCTGTCCTCTTCCCAGATGTTCCACATCTCCCGCTTGATTATGGCTCCCTGTTCAGATGTTGGATTCTGTTGGTATTGAGACTGCCACTTGGCGACAGGAAGCTCCGCCATGATCGACTCAAGTTCGCTTTTGCTCCAGAATTCAGGCCATAAAGGATTGCCAGAAGGCATTAATGCAGGGAATTCAATGACTTCCCATTGGTCACCACCTCTGGTTGCTGAATGCTCCAGTATCTGACCCGTCAGGTCACGCTTTGCCCAGCGAGTCATAACCATGACTATGGCTCCACCCGGCTGTAGACGCTGTCTAGGCCCAGATGAATACCATTCAAACGTCTTATCATAGATTTTTGGGTCATTCTGCATAGCTTCTTGCTCAGAATGAGGGTCATCTATGATTAAAAGGTCGGCTCCCTTACCCGTTACAGCCCCTCCAACGCCGATAGCAAAGTATTCACCACCCATATGGGTGTTCCATCTACCCGCAGCCTTGGAATCAGCAGACAACTTTGTGTTAAAAACAGCCTGATAATCAGAAGAACTGACAAGATTTCTAACTTTACGTCCGAATCCGACAGATAACTCCGCAGTATGTGCCGTTTGGATAATCTTTTTGTCCGGAAACTTACCTAAAAACCACGCTGGCAGGAGAAAAGAGGCAAATTCACTCTTAGTATGGCGTGGAGGCATGTTTATTATCAGCCTCTTCAAATCCCCACTGGCTACGCGTTCAAACGCGTTAGCCATAACCTGATGATGTTTACCGGGAATGAACGCTGACCACATGTCCCGGACAAAGGACATGAAGTTTTCCTTGTTCATGTCCTTCTTATGAGACTGAAGCAGCGTGTGTATCTTCCCAATCTCCTTGGAGTTGGGAGGCAATGAAGCAAGGAGCGTCTTGTAACGCTCTAGTTCGTCTCTGGTAAGCATTAAAGCGCGGAGATATTCTGTACTGATTTGTCCACCATCCGAATGCTTCTGCACCTTTTGCCCCGGATGGAGATCATCCCAGCCTTGTATATCTTATGGACTATACGGTGGATGTTGCCACGAGCTTTAAGACTTAAGCCTTTTGCAATCTCTTCATATGAGGGCGATACACCATGAATATTGATGTATGCGCGTATGAAGTCATAAACGCGGCGTTGCTGGTCAGTAATCATGCACTCACCTAAATGAATGTTAATGAGAACACTTTACAACACTAGCCGTTTAAACACAACAAGGCGTGGACATGCATGACAAGTCAGGACATTTGTCCTGCCCGTTTAAACAACCGTGGAAAACTACAGAATTAACATTTTCAAACAATGACGCTGTAACCCCATGTTTACAATACATAATTACAGTCTACGTCATTATTTTTATTCCATACTGCCTCCTAGTAGTGGAGTGGTTCATACACATGCCCGTTTAAACAGGGCAATGTGATTTAGTTAAGGCATATCTTAACTAAATGCGTATTCCCAGTTATCCGCTACAAGCGCTACACGATAGCATCCCCCGTTTAAACGCTATAAGTCTCCACGGAAAAAGTTTCTATTTTTTTTGTAGGGGGGGGGAGGAGGAAAAGGAAAGTATAGGGGGTGGGTGCTGGGATGAGCTGGGTCGAGCGTAAGGGCGGAGGCGAGGAGGTGACAGAAATTCGGGGGGGATGGGGTAGGGTAGGGGTCGTCTAGGCTAGGAAAAATCGTGCTGGGGCTGGGCGTTTAAACGCCCCACGACGCGCAGAGGCGCTGCGCTGGGCGCTCCATAGTGCGATGCGGTGCGCGTCATAGAGCGCGTCATAGAGCGCGGCACCGAGGCAAAGACAGGGGCATGTGCCTATATTAGGCATTTTATCCCCTATGTAAGCCCTTGATTACTATGCAGA